TGCTGTTGCCCAGCAGGTTGTTCTGGTGCTGCTTGTTGTTGAGGTGCTGGTTCTGCTTGTACCCCTTTATCGTATGTTGTATGTGAAAGTCTCTTTTCCTTATCAGTTTGTGCTGGATCTTGTTGTCCTATTTTTTGTCGCTTATTATAAAACTTAAGTTTTCCTTTCTCAGTCTTTGCTACAAATTCTCCCCGTTTATCATACCATCCACCATGACCATCTCCAACTAATCCCAAACGACTAGCTTGCTGTCCTGCAGTTGATGTTGCCTCAGATATAAATTGGAAGAATGACTTCATTTGGTTAATTCTGCTCTTACCGCTTTCTCGTTCGCAATCAGATATTTGATAAGATCTTGTCTGATTATATCATATTTATTTATGCTTCTCTTCACATTCTTCTTTTTCTTAGGTGCCTTAACAGAATTATAACAGTGATAAAGAAACTCCCTATATCTATCATCCCCCGTAGAATCGGAATCAAAACTCTTTATCAAATCTTTCAGTTCAAATTTCATTTTAATATAATTTACCCTGGAAATATTTTTCTGCCTTATTATACTCCCAAATTATAGAACCCTTACCACCAATATCAGTCATAAACTTAAATGGTGCTTTAGGTCCACTTCTTACTCCATCTACTTTTGCCTGAAGATAATTAATTCTTATTTTGTAAAGGGCTTTATCTTTGTTTGTTTCTTTTGTTGTACCCTTATACATTGGCATAATGAAAATTGCTCCAGGAGAACCTTCTTTCTCTACATTATCAGCCTTTATCATAGGATAAAGTTTCATTCCAGTATCTCTCATTTCTTGAATCCAATCTGGAGTTATTTCTATAACTCCACTAACAGGTTGACCTTTCTTAATCGAATCATGATTCAATTCAATCAATGACATATAACCATGGTATGCATTACGTACTCCAAAAAGTCTAGCTACAAGAAGATCCCACCATTCGTCACTATTAGATTTAGTAATAGCAGGAACCGTTGCCTCTTTTAGCACTAATCTAAAAGTAGCATCAACAAACCCAACTAATCCTGTATCCTTTGCTGTTCCATTCTTAACATCTTCCCACATTGTTTCAATATTTCTTTTTTGTGCTTCAGGTAAACCCAAAGCAAATTTATCAATCAAAAGTTCAATACCACTTTCCAAACCACCACTATGGAAAGTAGCACTACTTGCTTTCAGAGAGAAATTAATAGTATCCTCAAAAATTCTCTTACCATTAGCCCATACTTTAATAGTAACATCTTGTTTTACTTCTCCTCCACTTCCTTCACCCCCAATACCATCAGCATCTACAACCCAATGCATAATATCAGATTGATTATTGTTTAAATATTTTCTTTTTACCTGTTGCAGTTTTCTAAAGAAGGTTGCTGCCTTCGCTTTTATCATTGATTCTACTCGAATTTTAATTGATTCAAAATTCTTCTGTTGATTTACCTCACGTGGACCAGGTTCATTGTCCAATAACATCCTCAATTCTTTTCCATATTGTGTTCCTACTTCCTTCTCCTTCAATACAACTTTTAATGCAACCCTACTAAAATCTGGATAATTAGGTTGAACAACATTCTCAAAATAATCCAAACTAGGTGATACTGCAAGTTTAGGATTATTAACCATCTTCTTGGCTTCTGATCCTTTTACAACCTTAACCCCAAATACAGATGACTTTGGAGCTGATTTATTAATAGGAAATGTTTTATTATAAGAAACAGCTTGCTTATATTGACCCTTTCTTGGTCCATCTGTTTCTTTTGTTACTAAATCTTTAAGGTTTGTATGTAATGCGAGACTATTAACAAATTTTGATACATCAGATAGACTACCACCATCATTAGGATCAATAAGAATAGCAGCGCAATACATGGCAAAAAGCCCTTCCATTACACTACCTTCTTTAACACTATGAGGTGAAGGTGCCTTCTTAGCCATCTACCAATTAATTCTTGAAGTATTTATTGATAACATCTATCTGATCCTGATATCGTGCAATCTTATCTATCTCACCTGATAAGGTTTCCAATACATCTGGATGATCACCTACTCCTGTAGGATGCTCTAAGAATACTTCTACATTGACTTTATGTTTTTCTATCTCACCTTGTGCATGTGCAAGAAGTGCTTTAATTAATTGTTCTCTCATACGAAGCATTTGATAAACCTTACAAGGTCAAGTTATTTATTAATAACTTCTCCTATTACGCAAGACTTTAATCCATAGGTATCTATAATTGATTGAGCATCATCTACAGCATCTGATGGAACTACTATACAATATCCAATACCAAGATTGAATACTTTTTTCATTTCATCTTCCACTATCTCACCAGCACACATTATCTTAGTAAAGATTGGTGGAATATCCCAAGAATTATAATCAACTTCTACTGTCAATCCATCCGGAATACATCTAGGAAGATTCTCCGGAATACCACCACCTGTGATATGTGCCATACCAAGAATAGGAACTTCGTCTAACAAATCTTTAACTATTGGAGCATATATGATAGTTGGTTCAAGTAACTCTGGAGTATCTTTAATAAAAAGTTTCTGATGAAATAACATCTTATTAATCAAACTATATCCATTACTATGAAGTCCACTACTCTCTATACCAATAACTTTATCTCCTGATTTGATAAGACTACCATTTATTATCTCACCTTCTTCTACTATACCTGTACAAAATCCTGCAATATCATACTTCTCATCACTATACATTCTAGGCATCTCAGCAGTTTCTCCACCTAAAAGAGAACATCCACTAATATGACATCCATCTCCTATACCAAAAATTACATGCTTCAATACATCTTGTTTTAATTTACCAGTAGCAATATAATCTAAAAAATATAATGGTTCAGCACCACATGTAATTACATCATTAACACACATAGCAACCAGATCAATACCGACACCATAATGTGCATCATCAGTACCAACTAATTGTGCTATATTTAATTTAGTTCCTACTCCATCAGAACCAGAAACTAATATAGGTTTCTCATATCCAGAAGGAATTCTAGTCATTCCATTAAAACCACCAAATCCACCCAAAGCTTCTTGCCTATGGGTAGACTCAACTTTCTGAGAAATAAGTTCTATAAATGATTTACCAGCATCAATGTCAACACCAGCATCTTTATAATTCATTATCTATCACCAGCTTTACGATTTTCTGAAAAGAATTCATCGAAAGCTCCTTCTGGATATCTGGCAGCCAATTTCTTTACATTAGTACTAATAACATCATCCATAGAAACACCAAGTGCCATACATGCCTGAGCAACATACCACATGACATCACCAAGTTCAATTATAAGATGTTCCTTATTACTCTTATTATACGGCTTACCCTGAAAAACCATCTTCTTTACAATCTCAGTAAACTCACCACCCTCTGCAGATATACCAACAGCAGCAGTAAGTAGTCTTTCAATATTAGCACCCTTCTCATCTAGTTCCACTAAACGATCCGAAAGAGAAAGAAAACTTGTAGATGCATCTGAAGTAACAGTATCTACAAACTTCTCATATGATTCAAAGTCAACGTGATTTTTCATTATTCAACCTCTCTTTTTTTAATGGTGCATAATTTGTATTAGGGATAAAAATCTTTTTAGTGGTACCAATACTCTTAACAACCTCAGAAGATTTTTGTAATTGCTCAATTGCTGCTACAAGTTCTGGAGTTTCTTCCCATTCCCAAATTTGCTTATGCTTTGGATTCTTCTTTTCAACAGTATGTGTTCTTAAAGTCAAAACTTAAACTCCGCAAAAGATTTTTTAGATTTTTTCTCTTCATTATTATACTCTTCTTCTTGTCCACTGTCAACTATATCTTCTTGTGCACTCTGTTCACAATCATACAACCTCATCTTTGCTCTGTCAATGCCAACTACAAATCTCTTAAAGATAGTAGGATCATTATATCGATTCTTCAATTGTTTTACCATAATCTGATTCAAGCCTTCAAGTTCTTCGGTTGAAATGAGAGCGAACATAAGATCAGCAGTGGCAGGAAGACCGAAAGATTCAGAGGTATCGGTGAGATCCACATCAGAGCTAGCAAAGCCACTGCGAGTAGTCTGAGTAGCAGAAACAATTGGTAGATTTGTTTCAACAGCCAACCCCCTAAGTTCTTCAGCAATCGACTTAATGTACGAGTACGAATTGATGGAACTGTTTGCCTTATATCTAGAACTAGCACAGATATTAAGATAGTCAATGAATATAATGTCAGGCTTGAAAGACTTCTTAAGTGCCAATTCATTGAGTAATGATTTAAAATGTCCACTGTGTGCTGCTGCTGTAGGGTATTCTTTGATTATAAGAGTTCCTTGTGTTTTCTGAGAAATGCTAGTAACCTTATTTTCAAATATCTTCCGAGGAAGATCAGTTATATCTTGTATTGGGATATTAAGTAAATTAGCATCGATCCTCTCCGCAATCTTCTCCTCTGCCATTTCGAGAGTGATGTATAAGACGTTCTTTCCCTGGAGCAAAGCTGAGCTTGCCACATGACACATGAATAAAGATTTTCCAACACCTGTGCCAGCGAGAGCAATATTGAGAGTCTTATTCGGTAGACCGCCTTTTGTAATCTTATTAAAATATTCGAGATCGAATGGAATAAGATCTTCTTTTCTGTGA